GAGGGCTGAATCATGAGCGTTCTCGCCCGACTCCAGCGCAGCAACGTCCAAAAGCCGCCGCGCATTCTTTTGCACGGCGTGGCGGGCATCGGCAAATCTACCTTTGCCGCCGCCGCACCGGCCCCCGTCTTCATTCTGACCGAAGATGGGCTTGGCACCCTCGACGTTGACCATTTTCCGCTGTCGCATAGCTACGACGAAGTGATGGAAAGCCTGGGGGCGCTTTATTCGGAAGACCACGAGTTTCAGACCGTGGTTATCGACAGCGTTGACTGGTTCGAGCCTCTCGTCTGGGCCAAAGCGTGCCAGATGAATAACTGGCGGTCCATCGAGGACGCCGGGTATGGCAAGGGCTACGTCGCCGCGCTGGACCTGTGGCGGCAGTACGTCGAGGGGTTGAACGCCCTTCGTGACGCCAAGAACATGACCGTGATTCAGATCGCCCATACCGATATCAAGCGATTCGAATCGCCCGAACATGAACCCTATGACCGGTACGTGGTGAAGCTGCACAACAAGGCATCCGCTCTGTTGCAAGAGCATTGCGACGTTGTTTTGTTCGCCAACTACCGGATCAGCACAGTTAAATCCGATGCCGGGTTTAACAAGAAAGTTGTGCGCGCCGTTGGCGGCGGTGACAGGATCGTTTATACTTCTGAACGTCCTGCCTTCCTCGCCAAAAACCGTTACAGCTTGCCGGAAAGCCTTCCCCTTGAGTGGGATGCTTTCGCGGAATCCATGAACATCAACCAGTAAAAAGGAAACTTCACTATGGCTAGTCTCGGAATGACCTTTGACGCCACCGCCGTTGAGCCTTCTTCGGAATGGAAGCCGATCCCTGCCGGCGATTATGTCGTCCAGGTGGTGGCATCGGACATGAAATACACCAAGGACGGCAACGGCCAGTATCTGGAACTTGATTTCCAGATCATGGAAGGCGACCAACAGGGCCGCAGCCACATCGAGCGCCTGAACCTGCATAACAGCAACCAGCAGACCGTCGATATTGCCCAGCGCACGCTGTCGAGCATCTGCCACGCTATCGGCAAGATGACCGTCAACGATTCCGACGAACTGCATTTCCAGCCCATGACTGCCTCGATCCGGGTTGCCCCGCGCAAAAACGAGCCGTCCAAGTTTGAGAACAAGGTGAACTATAAGGCGCTGGAAAACCGGCCCGCCGCCCCCCGGCAGCAGGCCCCGGCCCGCCCGGCTGCAGCTGCACCCCAGGCTCCCGCCGCTCGCGGCGCCGGCAACACGCCGCCGTGGCGCAAGACCGCCTAATGATGCAGGGGCGGCGGTAACGGCCTAGGAAACTGACACCGCCGCCCCACCCCCATTCGCAATCACTTGAGAACGGAGGCGGGCATCATGGCACCGTTGCCGAAAACAATCGACCCTACGCTTGAGGCTGTAGACCGCGCTCTTGAGCAAAAGGCGCGACAGGACAAAGTGCGCCCATATCTCGGAATGTCCGCCATCGGCCACCCCTGCGACCGCAGGCTTTGGTATTCCTTCCGCTGGGCTGCGACCGAAACTTTCGACGCCGCCACCCTGAAGCGGTTCGAGGACGGCCACTATCAGGAAGACGTGCAGGCCAAGCGGCTGCGCATGGTCGAGGGCGTCACCCTGCTGACTATCGACCCGGAAACGGGCCGGCAGTTCGGATACAGCGACCATGGAGGCCACTTCAAAGGCCATGCCGATGGGGTGATAACCGGGTTGCTCCAAGCGCCTGTAAACCCGGAAATCTGGGAACACAAAGCCACCGACGAAAAGAAACAGGACAAGCTAGAAAAACTGAAAGCCGATCTTGGCGACAAAGCCGCGCTCAAAGCCTGGGACACCACCTATTACGCCCAGGCGCAGCTATACATGCACTACAGCGGGCTCAAGCGCCACTATCTGACTTGCTCAAGCCCAGGCGGGCGCAAGACCGTCTCATGCCGCACCGAATACGACAGCGAGGAAGCGGAGCGCCTGATAGCCAGGGCGCAACGCATCGTGTCGGCAGATTACCCGCTGACCAAGCTGTCAGACGACCCGAGTTTTTATATGTGCCGGTGGTGCTGCTACGACGGCATTTGCCACGGCCAAGCGTTCGCCAAGCGCAATTGCCGCACTTGCCTGCATTCCAGCCCCGTTGATGGCGGTTGGCATTGCGGGCGATTCGACCACCGCCTGACCATCGAAGACCAGCGCGAGGGTTGCCAGTGGCACCGCTTCATCCCCGAGCTTGTCCCAGGCGAACAGACCGATGCGGATGACACCGCCGAATGGGTGGTTTATCGACTGGCTGATGGCAGCGAATGGAGGGACGAATGATAACGCTTCGCCCCTACCAAAACGACGCCATCGAGTCGATATACAAGTATTTCGGCAAGCATGACGGCTATCCGTTGATCGTCATTCCGACCGGCGGCGGAAAGTCTCTCGTCCTGGCCGAGTTCGTGCGCGGCGTGCTGGCCGATTACCCCGACCAGCGCATCTTGATCCTGACCCACGTCAAGGAACTGATCGCCCAGAACTACGCCGAACTTATGGAGCTTTGGCCGGAAGCCCCGGCTGGCATCTATAGCGCCGGCCTGCGCAAACGCCAGATCGGGGCGCGGGTGTTGTTCGCAGGGATCCAGTCGATCCACCGCAAGGCGTTCGATCTGCAACGGGTTGACTTGGTGCTGATTGACGAGGCGCACCTTGTGCCTCGTGACGGCGAAACCATGTATCGCCGCCTTATCGACAGCCTAACGACCATCAACCCGCATCTCAAGGTCATTGGCCTGACGGCAACACCGTTCCGGCTGGATCAAGGCTATCTGCATCGCGGCGAAGGGCGGCTGTTCACCCATATTTGCTATGATGCCAAGATTGAGGACCTGATTGACGCGGGCTATCTGTCCGAGCCGGTGAGCGTCCAAGCCGAAGCGCAAATCAATACCGATGGCATCCACACCCGCAACGGCGATTTCGTCGTTGAGGAACTGAACAGCCAAATCATGGACGACCTGACAATCTTGCGGGTTTGTCGGGAGATTGAGCGCCATGGCGCAGAGCGAACCGGATGGCTGGTGTTCGGCTGCACCGTGGCGCATGGCCAGCGCATCGCGGAACAGCTTCGCGCCATGGGCATCAACGTCGGAGAGGTCTACGGCTGCACGCCATCCGCCGAACGAGACGCCATCATTGCCGGGTTCAAGGCGCGAAACATCAAGTGCCTTGTGTCGGTCGGCGTGCTGACAACCGGGTTCAACGCCAAGCATGTTGATTTGCTGGCCGTCGTGCGTCCCACCAAGTCAACCGGCCTGTGGGTGCAAATGGTCGGGCGCGGGACCCGGCTTTCGCCCGGCAAGACCAACTGCCTCGTGCTGGACTTCGGCGGCAACATCGGGCGTCACGGCCCCATCAATCGCCTTGTGGTCAACAACAAGGGCGACGGCGGCAAGACCCCGACCAAGATTTGCGAAGACCACTTTTGCGGCGAAGAAAACCCCCTGGCAGCGAAGCATTGCAAGGAATGCGGCGAGCCGTTCCATTGGCAATGCCCCGAATGCGAGTCGATGGTTGAGCTTGAATATACCATTTGCGGCGATTGCGGCTATGAGAAGCAAGACAAGGCCGCCCGGCTCGTTGATATCAAGGCATCGACCGCCAAGCTGATGGTGCGCGGCCCCGACCCGGTGGCGTGGGCGACCGTTCATAGCTGGTCGTTCTCCCGCCATGAGAAGGAAGGAAAGCCGCCGTCAGTTCGCGTCACCTACAATTGCGGGATGCAATCATTCTCTGAATGGGTATGCCCCGAGCATGACGGCTACGCCAGGGCGAAGTTTGAGGGATGGTGGGTGCAACACGGAGGATCGAGGGTAACTCCAATCTCAGTTGCCGATACGATATTCTCCAAGCAATTCCTGACGCAGCCCTCCAGAATCGCCGTGAAGAAAAACGGCCAATATTACAACATCGTAAATCGTGAGTTCCCCGATGACGTGTCCAGTCTGTCGGCGTGATAGCCGTGGCTTTGGGTGGTTTCAGCGCGGAACCCCCATCGCCCGCCGTTCTTATCTGTGGGCGTGCTCTAAGCACTGCCAGGACATCATAGCAATGAGGTTTGGAAAAATGATCGATCCGACCAAAGCCGAAATCGCCGCCATGGAGCAAGCCTCAAACATGGCCGGCGAATACCTTGACCATCTGGGCAAGACCGATATGGCGCAGTTCAGTGAGGAGGAATGGATGACCTTGGTTGAGGTCATCTGCGGAGCCTTCACCGATGAGCTTCGCAATCTGTCCGCGTCGAATATTCCATTCTGAGGCCACCATGAAC